ATTAACAAGGTGGACAATCTGCTTGTCCGACTTATCCTCGAAATAATCTTCCTGAATTTTGTCCGCTATACGCAGACGGATATTTTCGTCTTCAAAAAAACACCTCAGGACATACTCTTCATCGCTTAAATCTTCTACTACCATATTTTACCTTCGGTTATTTATTACAGTTCAAATTAAAAGATACAATATCATAAGACTTTTGGCAAGACCTAAAAAACCAGACGGAAACCCGTCTGGTTTTAATGAGGTACTTGTTATTAAGCCTTGGCACCCTTTGCGGCAATCTCGGCGGCAGTCTCTTCCTGCACGGCTTCGATTTCATCGCTGATGTTCTTCGGGGTAGCTGCTGCTTCTTCCTTCAACTTGCTCTTGCGGGCCTTCTTCTTTGTCTGCTCTTCCTCAGTGAGAGGTGCAGGCATTTCGCCAACAAGGTCCTTTGCAAAGAGGGACACATCGTACATGTACTGCTTCTCGATGTAAGCAATGAACTTCGGGTCGCTGATAATCGGTTCCATGAATGCCTGCGTGTTGCATTCATCGGTATCATCGTCAGTCCAACGGAATTCACGGAGAAGTTCGCCAGTTTCCTTGTCAACATCATAATCAGGGCGATGGAGGAATGTGCCCTTATTACCCTTCTGCGTTACAACGGCAACGCCAGCGGCAATCACATCGTCAACAAGACCATACCAACGGTCGATACCACCATTAGTAAGAATACGGTATTCGCAAGTGCGGTCTTCCATACCGTCACGACCCTTCTTAATCTGTGCGGTAGCAATCTTACCAATCTTGGATGCCTTTTGCGTGCTTGTTTTCTTCGTCTTGTACGCCCTTCCGTTCGTACATACCAGAACGATTGCATCGCTGTTAAAGTACAGTTCGCAACCACCTGGAATGTTCTTCGGGTCCTTGTACTGTTCGAGGGAGTCGTAAACGTGGTTGATGATAAGCGAGGTAAACTCGGATGCGTTAATCAGCTTGGCAAGTTCGTTCTTCTTGATTGCAGTCTGACCCATGTCTGCAGTCGGGTCATCCTTACCCGTCTGCTTTTCAATGGTCTGAACACGCTGCAACGAAATAATCGGGCCCCAAGAGTCAAACAAGAGGAATACGTCGTGGCGTTCCTTACGGGTCAATCCTTTCTGGGCATTCGTAATAAATTCATTGATTTGGTGAATGAACTTTGATTCAAACACGATGATGTCGTCAGTATTTACACCGAGACGCTGTGCCAACTTAAAGTTGAAAGCGCCTTCTGACGAAACCACGAGGCAGTCCATACCCGCATGGTAAGCGGTTGCAAGATAGTAAAGGCCGATAAGGGATTTACCCATTGTAGACGGGGCTGCAATTTCCGTCATGTGGCCCTTCTTGATACCGTGGTTCACCATACCGCTGAACAGGATATCAAGAACTGGAATTCCCGAACCGATATATTCGACTGGTTCGTTCTTGCTGATGATGTTTTCTTCGAAGGCCTTAATACCCTTCAACTTGGCTATCAATTTACTAGGCATATTTTTACTCCTGTCTGTCTTGACGTTCAACCCAGGGGGTCCTTGTCTTCAGACTTGTTGATGCTTAGACATACTATGTTTATAAGACTACTGGTGGCCGACCGACACCTCATGGTCGAGAATCTTCTGGCAGGCGAACCTGTTCTCTCGGATGATGCTCAAAACAGCCTTCATCGAGTTAAGGTATTCCTCCTGCTCGGCAATCTTCTTTTTCCAGTCTACGATAATCGGGTCGCCGTTGATACGGTTCATGAGAAGCGTATTGTTCGTATAACGAGGAACTGTCTTGAACTTGTGCTTGTGGGTGACCTCGGAAAGCAAGTCGTCCAGCTTCACGTTCATTTCTGCAACCAGACGGGTTTCCTCGTCCACCAAGCGGGCGAAAGTGTATTCACGGTTCGAAATCTTTCTCAGGTACTCGACAATCTCGGGGACGGGCTCGGGTATCGTGATGTACTTCTCGGCCATCGGCAAAACGTCATTTTTGAACTTATCTTCTGTCATGAAAACTCCAATGAAAAATGGGAACCCGTCGGATTCCCATTAAAAATATATTGTTTTTCGGCTATTTCATTATTCTTCTTGTGAATCTGTCGGAATTTCTTCCACAGGGCAGTCCTTCGTGCTAGGTTGAACGCCATTGTCGATATCCTCAACAGTGACTTTCTCCCCCTTCTTCTTGCGGCCTTTCTTTTTCTTCGGCTTTTCTTCTGCCTTTTCCGCTTCGGAAACGGGGATAACCTCTTCCTCTACCGTCAACGGCGCTTCTTCCGTAGACTTGGTATCGAACTTCGCCTTGATTTCAGCAGGGATGCTGTCAAGCATCGTACGCCACTTCTTCAACTGGGTTGCGGAAATACGCAGTTCCTTCATGATTGTCTGCGGCTTTACGCCATCTGACAACATGTGCAGGAGATTCTGGAACGGTTCGCTTCCCTCGATGATATTGTAGCATTCACGGTCGTAGACTATTTTGACCTGTTCATCCGAAACAGGAAGTCTGGCGTTATGAATATCTTCAAGAACCTTGGTGTAGTCATTTCCCTGCATGACCGAAGCGATTACACGCCCAATCAGCTCGCCATCAAGGTTGTACTCAATCTTTTCATCGGCAGGGCCAGTCGGCTTGGATTCCTCTGCAATTTCCTGAATCTTGGCTTCCGTTTCCTCCTTGACCTTGGTGGACTTCGGCGGGAAACGAGGAGTGATTTCAGGGAACTTGTACAGGTAGTATTGCCAGAAGGCTGTTGCCTTTTCGTCGAAGCTCTTGTCCGATTCCTCGTCAACTGCAGCCTTTTCAAGAAGCTTGATGACTCGGACCGCACATTCGCTGAATCTTGGAATCTGAGTCGTCAGAATGTCCTTGTTAATCGGCTGCCAGCGAGAGTCAATCCACTGTGCCTGATTTGCAGGTGTGCATGGGCTAGAAAGCGGGTTGCTGTTGACATCCTGAACACTGAACAAGAGGGTGCTTGCCACGGGGAACTGGCTATCACCCATCTCGTAAGTGTCATAATTCTTTGCCTTGAACTCGAAACCGTCATTTTCACGGACGTATTCCTTGTAGAGCGTGACAGAACGGGCATGGAGCCTCTGGATGACATAGCCAACAAGGTTGCCTACATCGAACTTGTCATGCTTGTCGGTGTAGATATACTCGTCGGTGGACAAAATCGTGCCCCAGTCGCCGTTACCGCAATGCTTGCAGAAGGCCTTGACGATTTCACTCACCTTTTTCCATCTCACATCAGCCTTGATGAAGACAAAGCAATCGTTTTCAGCGATGATTTCCTTCTTTGCTTCCTGAAACCATTCAGGTTCCTCGGTCATGAAGATGTAAATTTTACGAAACCCAAAGTTTGCGTGGTACTTGCACCACATCTTGAATTTCATTTTAGACTGGTCCACTAGACGGGCCAATAGATATACTCGTGGATTCATAGTAATTCCCATTGATATTCAACGATAAATTACATTTTTTAAACAAAAAGCGTCGGGAGAAAATCTCCCGACACCATGATGAGTCGATTGAAATACTAGAACGGTGGGTCGTCACCAAACGGACTGTCGAACACGTTACCCACATTATAGTCTGGCACTGGTTGGGCCGCTTGTGCAGCAGTTCCAATAGAGGTCGGGACAGGTGCTGCAGAAATCGGTGATTCCAAGTCTTCCTTGATTCGGTCAATCTTGACTGCTTGGTAATTCTTTTCCGAACTGAACTTCGTTGTACACCAATCATATTGACTTCTCGGATGGAAAGCATAGAAACCACGGTCACGCATATTCTTGATTAAATCCAACTGAGCCTTCGTGATTCCGATATGTTCCATTTCTTCCGCAGGAGCATAAGCGCTATTGCAGACACCATTGCAAGATTCTGTAATCGCATTCTTGATGTTGTCAGGAGTGCAGCTAAGGTCGATAAGGGTCTTGTTCCTAAGGAACTGGTCAACCCAGCCGTCTCTCTTTGCGGTTTCATAAACGTCGCCGCAGTCCTTGACAAACTTCGGGGCACCGTCCTTACCTACGCAGGTAGCCTTAGGCAGGCCTGGGGTCTTCGGGTTAGGCAAGCTCATGCCGTGAATGTTGTCGCTGCTATCGCCAGAGACGATTTTCTGCATCAAGTAGTCCGACGGAGACTCGCATGCAAGGAACTTGACGGAAAGATGGTCATAAAACACCGCCTTTTCACACTGAATCTGCATCATGTCAGTATCACGGGTGACAACAACGATTGAGCTATATCGGTCCTGCAACGACTTTACCGCACCGTAAATAACATCGTCTCCTTCCGCCCCGTCAAGCTGTATAGGAAGGGCACGGTAATACTTCGCAAGTTCAAAGGCAAACTTGTCCTTATACTTCTGCCACTCGTCTTTCGGGGTCAATGCTGTCCAGTCGCTGTACTTACGCTTTCCCTTGTAACTCGGGATGATAGGAGTCTTGTTCTCGTTCTTGGACTTCGTGCTAACTTCATACAGACCCCAGAGCAATTCCTGCTTGGCAGGGGAGAGTTCATTGAGGAAACGGTGTTCTTTCTTACGGAACGACGGGTATTCCTTAACTGGAATGCGTTCAACGGTGTATTCTTCCTTCTTCTTGTCGGGCTTGCCGATACGGTAGGCATAGTTTTCCGTTTCCGTGTAGATGTAGGTCTCATCATGGTACACGATTGTATGCTTTCCGTAGTAATCCTTGACGAAATCCTTTCTCCAAGAGTTTCCGTCAACGGCAATGATGATATCCAGCGGATTGAAACGCTGAATCAAATCGTTCATCGAAGTGACCATCTTGTTACGCCACAGACGGAGTTCATCTTCCTTAGTCTGGACACCGTAATCATCGCCAATCTTATACGATGCTTCGATTGAATGGATGTTCTGGTGGGCTATAGACGACCAGTCTATCACCATGAGCCTATTAGTATCATACTTGTAAGTTGCTGGTGTATTAATCATAATTTCGCTCCTAAGTTTACAATATAGTCTTTTCAGATTGACTTGGCAACCCCAAAAAGGTATAAACTATGAATAATTGGAAGGACGCATCATGGCTACAACGCTTCAAAAGGAATACGCTTTAATTTACTATATTCGAAACAAGCTTGGACAGACCGCAAACAACGGTTTCCTGCATGAGCTGTATACAAAGAAAAACGTAAAAACAATCCTTGAAGCCTTAATCCAGAATATCATCAAGGATAACCCGACAATCGCCGTTGATAAGGTTATCGATAGGGTAATGTACTCAATCGACTTTCATAGGTTGACTGACCCTACAACCGATGCAGCAACTTTTAGAACACTTCCATATAGCACGGTAAGCCTCATGTACCTATACATGGGCAAAATCCTTCAAAGCGTGCTGAAAGACAAAAAACAGAGACTCTTTATCGACGACATAACAGAGGCAAAGACGGGCATGGCGGCAGATTTCATGTCCACATTCAGCATCAACGACATGACAAGCCAAGCTTTCATACAGATGGTTGAACAAGAAACCCGTCCAGCCCCTGATGAAATCGCACAGCAAATTCAAGCAAGATACCCAGACGCAAGAAATGCCGACATCAAGAAGTACGCTACGCAAATGGCCCAGCATCAGTTTACCAACGATGACTTGGACAGCCTGTTCACATTCATCAGACTGAATTACAAGATACTCGACGATACGTCCATTACCAACGGAATCAATGCGGTTGTCGCATATAAGGAAAAGGAAGAGGCGGAAGGAACTTCAACAGACTCTTTCGAGGAACAGCGTGACCGTCGTGAAGAAAACATCAAGAACAGAATCCTAGGCTCGTCAGCCATATCAAACTTGTTCAAACTATCATCAAAGACACACTTTGTTGGCACGATGAAATACAAAAAGAACGGCAGTCAGGATGACGGGCAAACAACAGAACCCGTAGTCGAAATCGCCCTCAGGCAGCAGGATAAGTTTTTTGATACATTTGCTGGGGTTTTAAACCGTCTTCTTGCCCTTGTAGGACTACCGTCCGTCAACTACGGGTCTTTTGGCGACACCCGCAACATCATATTGACCGAGGCACAATACCATGCACTGTTCCCCGAATACTTCATCACTGTCGGTAGCATAAAAGACAGTGTAAAGAGCGAATCCGAAATGGGTACGACAACGATGAAGAGCGGTGATGAGGCATCCACGGTAATCGATTCATATACTGGCGAGCAGCAACGTGAACAAGAAGAAGATGATACCGATTCATATTCTTCCACCGAGCTTAATATCGAAAACTCAAAGAAACTGGCCCTCGCAAAAATGATGGCTACCGTCAACAACGAGCCAAATGCCGTCCCGAACCAAATCAATGCGACATCTGGTATAAAGTCGATGATACGCACTCTGAACGGCATCCTAATCACAGAACTGTTCAAGACACCGATACAGATGTTAGATTACCTCGTAACATTCCTTACAACAGGAAAGTTGCCGAATTATCTTAAAGACTATGAGGCAGACCTAGTCAAAATCAAAGATGGCTACCTTGCTGGAAAGAACAAGCAGCGCAATGAAAACAGCGCACAGGATATGCAGGTCCAAGCATTCGCTATCGTATTGAGCGAACTTGCAAAACTTGCCAAAATGGACCCCGAAAACGAGTATAAGAAAAGACAAGAACAGGCTATGAGAAATGGGCTTGCCGTTCCTCCACAGGCCAATGATATCACTATCACTTACAATGGTTATACCTACATACTGAATAACCTGTCTGCGGTAGTAAACGCTCTGATAGAACATGCGGTCAAGGGGGAATTCATCAAAACGATGCCGCTCAACAGAAGTTCTTCCATTGAATATGTAATATCATTCCTGACATACAGCGGACTTCTTTCTAAAAATAAGAATATATGCACACTGGAACCAGATACGTTGGAAATCAAGAACACCATCGACAACTTGGATTGGGGTACACTGAATACCGAACACAACGCAATGATGGCTGATGCACTCCGTAACTGTTCCTACATCTACCGTTATAACGGTTGGGAACACATGAGACCAGAAGAAATGAAGGCTCACAAGTTCATAACCATCAAAGATAACAAGAAGAAAAAGACCGCATCCGACGACCTCAGCAAGCTCGTCTCGTTGATTACCAATCTGCAAACACAGATTAAACCGTACGTCCTGAAACTACGGGCAATCAACCTTGTCATTAACCGCATAACAAGTCAGTACAACATCGACATGAAGCATCTAAAAAATGGTGTGGATGAACCTCATGTTGACCTGAGCGAAGCAAATCCGTCAATGCAGATGCTGGCTATGGACAACACGGCTGAATCCATCGACACCATGTCCGAAGGGTACTACATCCGCTTTATCATAGGTAAATACGAAGATACAGTATCGGCTGCATGCAAAGATATTCGTAAAATCCTTGCAGAAAACCACCTTCTCAATGACCCAACACGAAAAACTCTCATCAGTAAAGTTAACAACGACATACGTCAGACCGACATAATCAACGAGGTCTTCGACGGCGTAAAGAAGGCATCGAAGGGATTCATTGCCGAAGATGTCAGCAAGATGGAAGTCAGCAACATATTCAGCATAGCACAGGACATTATCCTGCTGTACAACAAGGTTCGCAACGACGTGGCTAACTCAGGCAATAACCAAGTTATCGCCAACAGTTTCCCGTCTCGCAACTATGTTACCACATCTGACTTAAAACAAATGGCAGAGGGTCACTCGCCAACAGGAAAGGTGTATACCGAAGACGGAAGCATCTGTCAAAACGAGTTCATTCTAAACGCATATCTAATCGACATCCTGTTCGAGGCAACATACCTCCTAGCCGTGCATTTCGGCCTAGGTGGACAAAGTACATATACGACTCAGGATGTCGTTCGCAAAACAGACATCAATGAAATGAAACAGTACATTACTGCCAATCTCAATATCAATGTAAAAAACGATGCTTCCTACAAGAAGTTACTCACGGGCATCCTGACGAGACTGAATAACACACTGTTCAACACGCAGATGATGAACACCATCGTTCCAGTCATAACAAACTTCCCGAACATGAAGCAACTCACCGTAGGTGAATATAACAAAATTAACGGCCAGACTACACACTGGACGGCAAACAAGGCAATGCAGGACAGGATGGACCGAAAATCACAGCATTTCAACTTGAAGGCAAAACGTGAAGCCGAAATGACCCGCAAGAAAATGCTGTCGAATCTGGTGAACCCAGCATACTACTAGAATTGCCTGCGATAGTTCTTGAGAAGGCCCTCTGCGGCCTTCTTTTTGCGTTTCTCCAATTGCTGGGCACGCTTCTCGGCCTTTTCCTTTCTCTTCTGCTTGATGTCGTCAAGCTTTACATCAGCCTCGACGATACCAGTAAGGTCATACGGCTGGACTGGAATCTTGTCCGCATCGTAGTATTTCACCCTTTCACGGAAATGGCGCACCATGCAGTTTTCATTGATATAGTCTCCACGAGTGCGCCCGTGGACCATATACGAAGCATCATCAACGATGTCATAGCAAGTTGCAATTTCCTTTCCCTGACACTTACGGACGATACGACCAATCGACTGCATAATCATGTACATCGACTTGCCTGGGTCGCCAAAGACGAGGTTGTTCAACTTCTTGACGTTCATGCCAGCTTGGAGACAGCCGTACGTTCCCAGCAGGATGTGACCATACGAGGCGTCCATCTCCAATCTGATACGGTCACGCTCATTCGCCTTGACCTCACCCTTGATTATACTGTACTTGAACTCTGGATGATGCTCCTGCAAATATGCGGCAACACGCTCCAACGGGTCGATGTTGCGGAATAGGATTACAGTGTTCTGGTCAGTCGTTATCTTCTTGTTGTTGATGAGCATGTCAAGAATATCGAAACGACTGCGGTTGCCAGTCACTATTGAATATTCCTCCTCGAACTTCGAGTAGCAGATGGTCGTACGGCAATCCAACGGATATGGAACAAACAGGGCAACCACCTTGACAGGTGTGATAAGACCCTTTTCGGCAAGCTGCCAAAGACTCACGATTTCATACTTCTTTCCAAGAGAGGCTTCGATGTAACCTGCATCGAGACCGTCGTTAGGAATGGTTCCCGAGACACCAATCTTGAAGTTTTCCGCCGAGGTACAGTAGTCAAGAATCTGGCGCAAGACGGGACCACGGCAACCCTGACATTCGTCAACGATTACCGCATCGAACCGCTTGAAGAAGGAAGGCTCCTTGTTCTGCAAGCTCTGCCACGTCGTGATGACGATAGGCTTCAACATGACTTCCTCGCCAAGGTTCAACTCGGCAAGTTTACGCTTCTGGGCCGCAGTCAGCTTGTCCTTGGACTCGCCATAGATTAGCGTACAGTTCTCTGGTGCCTCATCCCATGAATAGTCGTCCTGAAAGTTCTGCATCAACTGGACTACGAGGCCAGAGTTAGGTACAACGACTGCAATCTTCTTGTGTTCAACCTCGGTCATGTAACGGGCCATAACATAGACTGCCAACGACTTTCCAGAAGCGGTGCAAGCCTTGAACGCACCACGGCGATGTAGCATGGCCTGATAGATGAGTTCAACCTGATGTTCACGAAGGGTGAGCTTGAACCCCTCCTTGCGGTCGTGGATGTTCAGAGTCTCGGCATATTTGATTATCTCTTCCTTGGTCCAGACCGTCTTCGGTCGGAACATCGAGTCAATCCTCGGTGCCAGTTTAAGCTGAATGCCTGGAAACCTTCCTCGCAGCAAGTCACAGACCCTAGCGATTAAACCGATGGGCACGGTCCGTTCATCCTTGTCGTAGAAATTGACGTACTCCTTGCCGTAGCCGTTCTTGTATTTTTCTGTATACGTAGCCTGCTTGTCCTCGTACTTGATGGCGCTATTCAAAAATGTGTAAACCCGATTTATTTCAGTTTGGGTATTGCCATAGACGTTGACGAGCGATAAGTTATCTCTGAGGAAGTCAAAATAAACTTGCATAATCGATTGGATAAACTAGGGTTAAATAAAATTATATGTCTTCTTAACTAAAATATCTTTTTTCAAGGAAAAACTTGTATTTTAACAGTAAAAAGTGAGAACATATAGTGTTATCCTGTGGTACAGGAGGGAAAAATTACGGTTGAGTCATTGTATGGGCCTTGCTAAAGTCAAAGTTTTATTGTATATTATTCGCCGATGAGTTCGAATCTTGCACTTTCTTTACGTATTTTAGACCACTTTTCTGAGTCTGACAGCCACTATTCCTTCGATAAGATGCTGGTCCCTAACTGCATCTTAGACGAAATGTTGAAAAAAGCTGATACCCTCGATGGTGTTCATAGAAAGAATTTCGAATTTCTGGTCTATATCGTCAATACCATGTACAGGCGTTATCAAATCGCCTTCAACCTTGCTGTAAAGCACCATTGGAAAATTGACATCGACAAGTGGGCAGTACCCATATACTCCAAAATCTACGACCGCATCATCGGGTCCAACTACCTTGAATATGTAAAAATTCTTGAACAATGGGGAATTATCGGCAGAAGCCGCTCCTATGTCAAGGGTAGCAAGGATGTGCCAGGAAAATGCAAGCATTACTGGTTTACACCCAAGTATTTGGCCTATATACAGCGTTATTTGCACACTAGGGCACAGGAAGAGGCAGGTGATATCAAGAAAAGAAAGGGTGGAGTACACGTAATCAAGGTTGTCAACCCGTTTCTTTACAGAAAATTGGCCGAAAGAGCCGAAGAAGTACATGCCGAACAGATGCAGTTGCCTGAAATCAAGGAACTTTACGAAGACTTGACCCATTTTAGCATCGACGAGGACAAAAGTCACGATATTTTGGGTGATATGGTGGCTTCTAACGCTATCCCGCCTGAAAGATTGACCTCTGAAATGAACAAAGTCAAGATGTTCAACAGTTATGCTACCGATAAGTACGCTCTGTACTGCAAACGTGATGCTTACGGTCGTGTCCATACGAACATCACCCAGATGAAAAAGGAGATTCGTAAGAGTTGTATCACCTGTGACGGCAAGAAAACAGTCGAAATTGACATCAAGAGCTCTCAGGGTGCATTCTTGTACCGTGTTCTTGACCGTTATATCTCTAATTTTGATGGCCGAGAACATATTGTGATTTCCTCTAAAGGAGGGAATGCGGAACCCTACTGGGAAGATGGTGACAAGACACAAAGCATACAGGAGTTCTATGCAGAATTGTGGCAGTACAAGAGACTGCTGACTTCTGGTCAACTTTATGAATTCTTTCTCGATTTTGTAAACAAAACGTTACATGTTAAGACTGACCGTAACAGCGTAAAGAAGGAGTTCCTTACTTGCCTGTTCTGCGGAAGGTTCTACTCGAAGAAGAAGCATAAGCTTGTTGCTGCCATTCAGAAGCTCTGGCAGGAAAGGTTCCCCAACCTCTTCAAGGCAATCCAGATAATCAAGCGTGGACACTACGCAGAGTTGGCTCATGAACTGCAACGCACTGAAAGTCACCTGATTTTCAGCGTAGTCTACCGTAGAATCAAGGATGAGTTGCATTGCCCTGTATGCACAGTCCATGATAGCATCATCGTTGCCGCAGAGTTCGCAACCAGAGCCAAGCAAATCTTTGACGAAGCCTTGGATGAATTGCAGATTCCTACCTTTACCGAGCAGGAACAGCAGGAAGCGTTAATTGAAGATACCTTTGTTGCCGACAAGACCTTGACATAAAGAATTTAATAAACTATATTGTGAAAAAAGGACTAGAACTATGGATATCCAATACTTCAAAAACCCTAACATGAACGTGCTCAACTGCACACACTATGACCTTGATGGAGTGGGGTCCCATCTTATCATCAAGACAATCTTTCCTAACGCAAAGTACGCCAAGATGTACTACGGCAAGGATAATGACCTCCTGACTTTCAACACTATTCCTAACAAGGAACAGTACAACGCCATCATCTTTACCGATTATACGCCAGCAAAATTCATGGACAACGTTCGTGCAACTGGCATTCCTACCATGGTTCTTGACCACCATGCTAGCGCATCTGATTTCAACGACCCGTCTAATGCAATCATTATCGACAAGTCTGCTTGCGGCGCCCGTCTTGCCTATGATTTCTACCGTGATGTCAAGGATATTTCCCACCTCGAAGAACTCATCAATTATATCGACACGTTTGACCGTTGGGTTAGAACCGATAAGGCACGATTCGAACATGCATACAAGATGAACATGCTGTTCAAGGATAAGTACAAGCTCAATTTCGATGCTTGGATTGAAGCATACAAGGATGGCCATACCGAATTCACTGACGATGAAATTGCTTTCCTCAACCAGATTGACAGTGAAGTTGAACAGACATACAATACTCTGCAGTTTACAGACCTTCCTGGTGGCGGTGTGTTGACCCGTTGCGACAAACATTCGACCGAAGTCGGTATTCGTATTCAGGACAGCGAAAAGTACAACTACTGGATTAACATCTATAATAACAAGCGTGAAAACAAAATCGGTTTGATGTTCCGTGGATATAACCCGAACATTTCCTTTGACAAGTTTGCTAGAAAGATTGAAATTCATGTTCCTGGCTCGAACATGGGTGGACACGGACTGTCATGTGGAGGCAAGGCCGATAATGAGACTGATGCAATGCGAATGGTTGCCATGTCAATCCCGTACATTCAGCAGCAGATTGACGGCACCTTTGTACAGGACGAAGAAATGCTGAGTAAGCCTGACGAAATATAAACTTTTGGTGTAATAAACACCATTCAACATGAAAATTCTACAAATCAGGACGGTGCTTGCAACCGTCCTTCTTTCATTATGTATCGGTCAGGTTTATGCTTGGTCGCTTTTAGCAAACGCTGTCAACTCGGTTCTAAACCACGACATGTCGTTCGCCTTCTCTCTTGCAATTCTGTTCCTCGGCCTGTCTGCAGCTTTCATGGGAAAGTTCGTGGAGAGAAACCCGAAGGCAACCTACGTCATGTCCGTGATTTTCTTCGTTGCTGGATTCCTTCTAAGTGGATTCGCTTGCAGCGTAGGAAGCGTCGGGA